TAACAGGAGTAGTACCACGAGTATCAACATGAACAAAGTCATCAGCAACACCAATGCCTGTAAAACCCATGTCAAGTGCTTTGCTGACAATAGCGTGGCGGTGGGCGGCATTTGTTATTTTTATGTCTGCCGCAATCCCCTGCGCGTGTGTTCCCGGTATGTCTTTTTTTCGTTCTATGGGATGAAGTGTTGGGTGTCGATACCCGCTAGTTACTTCAAAGGGAAAGCCACACGCTCCGCGCAACTTGTCTAGCTTTTCAAGAAAGTCTTTTTCCATGTTGTTAGTGCCGCTGACACTACAGTCAAACTCTTCACGCTTAAAATACTTAAGACTCATCAACGACCTCGCCTTCTATGACTGTTGGCTCTGGAATATCTACTGCACCAACACCCGTAATGTTAATCTGAATGGCACTACGACCACCATCTTTAACAATATCCTTTTCAAACGCCGCAACAGGAAGTATTCTGTCCATAACAAGCTTCCATGCTGCTGCTTGGTTTTTATGATCATCATTTAATGCAGCGTCAAAGATAGAATCAAGCACTTTTCTGGACTTTGGTGACGCCAACATCCGTGCTTTGTATTCATTAATGACAGCAGCGTCACCCTTTGGGCGACCAACAGCGTTACGATTACCTTTTTTAGCTGCAACTACGTCACTTTTACGCGGTCTTCCACGCTTTCGGCGAGGAGGGTTGTCAACATCTGACATAAAATACCTCTTTAAAGACTCTTTAAAGACACGTTACCGTGCATTACCGTTTAACATTAATAATAATTATTAAATATTTATCATTACCGTGCGTTACCGTGACAGTAATGTATCTTTAAAGACATAATACACTATTTATTGTACCATATTTTTAATGATTTGTCAAGCATTATTTTTAATTAATTTACATTGTCCTTTAAACTGTACCAGCACGGTCAAGTTTCTGCACTAGTTAAGTCCTTGTTTTCATTATAGATTCTGTTCTAATAACTAGGGGTTATATAAGGTTCTAATTTTACTCTTTTTTGTGTCTGAGTAGTAACATACAGCGGCGCACACGACGAAGACCCTCCCCCGCCCCTCCGCAGAGTCGCAAAATGCAACGCAAAAAGCTATGCAAGATACAATTCAGAATGCAATGCAGATAGCTACGCAGAATGCAAGGGGTGAGAGTCTGGGTTGGTGCTTCATAGGCATCTGATCAGAAGCTTGTTCCACGTAGAACACTGTATAGATTTACAGTATTGACACTGTATCGTTGCCATGTTAGACGCGCGCAGGCGATCTTTTATATACGCAACTCAAAAACATTATTCATATCGTGAATGGTTTTCTGTTTCAGTATTTTCAAAAAGATATTGCATTCTCAAAAGTCAAGACTTAATATATACCTATCAACACAAACAACGGAGAAACAAAAGATGCTTGGCGATTTATTTTTAATCTACGGATTGTTGACTCTTACTGTCATTGGATTACTGACCACGCTCGCGATACCAGATCAGTACCCAAAACGTCGACGCCGTCGCAACCGATAAACCCACTGATGAGCTTGTGAGACTCAAGCGAAACGCCGCGAGGCGTCTGGGTAAACAACGGAGAAACAGACATGAACTATGGTGATTACTTAAACGAAGCGCGAACAATCGCGAAAGAGATCCAACAGGAAACAGATTCAGATAATTACGATCTGATACACCAATACTCAGACGGACGGCGAGAGGTTATCTATTATTCGAGTGCTTGGGATTTTGTTAATTATATTAGAGAGTGGGACTGGGATAGATACGAGCGAGCAAGTGAAACCGCGCTGGACTTGAATGGTAAGCCGTTGTCAGTTGACACGCTAATGTGTCAGATCGCCTATCATATCTGGGTTGAGTTTATCGAGGAAGCAGTGCAAGAAGCAGAGGAGGTGGCGTGATGACAGAGGAATATCAATCGGCAGTGATACGAATCAACAAAGCCAACAGTGTTGCGGAGTTGGAGAACCTTGATAGAATATTTACAGACATTTATGACATGGGGTTTTTTACTGTTAGCGAGTTTGGGTTGTTGTGTGTGAAAGTGTTAGACAAAATTGTTGATATTGAAATAGCAGAGGAGACGGTAGCATGATTTATTACCCATGCCAAAAAACAAATGAGTACTACGACGCTTTTAAAGTATCAAAGGCGTCACGAATGTCAGACCATCCAGAAGAACCAGCGTGGGGTGTTTACAGCATACAGACATGGAAAGAGGAGGCTGTAGATTACGTTATCGCAGTACTGTGTGATCGCGATGTTGAGGACGCACAGAGCCGTGTGTTCACACACAGAGGTATGCTTTACTGTTACGAAGGATCGGAGGACATATGAACCCAATATTACTTGACATCACAATTTTATTTACCTTCTTCGCCTTGTGGTTTGGCTTCTGTTGGCTACACGAGAGACTGACAACCAAACCGAGAGGAGCAACACGCAAGCCCGTCCGACGAGTCTAGAGGGACACTAGACGAAACGCCGAGAGGCGTCACGGGAATCCACCCGATAACTAGGAGTTATTACCATGACACATTACAAAGTACAATCTAAGAAAGCACCAGAGCCGTTAAACTACCGAGGACGTGGTAGCGCGTGGCGTGATCTATTCGAGTCTATGAAGCCGAACGAGTGGTTTACGGCAAACGTTGACGATCAGCCAAAGATTCAAGCAAGCGCGTCAAACTATCTCAAAGGACGTTACTCATGCTATAAGATATCAGACGACACCGTTTGTTTTGTTAAGCTACGATAGGGGTTGACAAATGAAAATCATGCGAGCATCTAAGTACTACGGGGTCGGCTACAGCGGCCTCGTATTTAAAATCAACGGTCTAGTCATCGACGTGTTCTTGACAGGCTACTTCAAGATCGGTACGTTCTATGTGCCCGGCGACATCTACGGAGGTACGAGCCACGTCCTTGCTCTGGGCTGGCTACGCGTAGAAACAACCGAGGACATCGACAACCAATGGGAGTATATGTAATGTCAACAATGCTGCAACCCAACAACAAACCAGACATCGGCACAGTCGTGAGCTACACCGTGCAGGTTCAAGATGACATCTGGTCTGACGTGTGGACAACGGACGATCTGTACCTTGCAAGGGACTACATCGAGATGTATTCTGAGATAACAAACAAGTACTATCGAATTGTCAAGACTATAAAGGAGGTTTTGTGAAATACGACACGAGTGAAGTTAGTAAAGAGCTAGACACGTTACTGCATTGGACGTGGTGGGAGTTAAAGATTATTAGCGACCATTTAATGGCAGAAAACAACGGATATGATGAAGAAGATTATTGTCTTTTTAAACAAAACTTTTTTGATCTGTCATTAATGTTAAAGGGTTTGGAAACCATTCTGGGTAAAGAATATTCACCTAAAGACATTGAAGACAGGCCGTGGAATCAACAAAAACTTTACACACACCACAGGTATTTACGGGAGATCAAATCATGATTGAAACACTACAAGTTGAGGACGTTACACTGTTCGCTGACGTTGACATCGAGTACGACATTGACTACGACGGCGAGCTAACAGAGATCACTAGCATCAAGTGGGGTGACGTAGAAATCATGCCGCTGTTGAATGCCAAGCAGATCGGCGACATGGAACAGATCGTTATTGAACAGCTTGACACGGTGTTTAAAACGTGGTAAACTATATCTGTAAAGTCAACAGTAATGTTAAATTTATTATTAATTTTATTAAGGATTAACAGTAATGACTATCTGTAAAGATGACATCATCAATGAGTTAGTTGAGTATGATCTGGAACGATTGACTGTTGGTGAAATGGTCAACATGGTTGGTACGTTCTTAGCTGTGGGTTACGATGAACTCGACGAGGAAGATTTGCTCGCACGTTACAAAGATCTAGGAGCTGATAATGCCATTCACTGAGACACATAAACCCTGTCCTGACTGCGACAGCTCAGACGGTTTGAGCTACAACGACGATGGGTCAAGCAAGTGTTTTGTTTGCAACACGTTTACGCCAGCGGCGAAGGACAACATACGGGTATTGGGGGACGTTTCTCAAGATTCTAAGAAGCCATCGTTTAGTCAGACTGAGCACCGTCTGATCACGTCAGAGTACCGTACCATCACCGACCGTCTCATCACTGGGACAACGGCGAAGCGTTACTCTGCGTTGAAGAACGGTGACACCATGACGTTTGGTTACTACGCCCCTGACGATCCAACAAAGCCTGTTGCTGCAAAGGTACGGACACCTGACAAGCGGTTCAGTATCCTTGGTGACTGGAAGAACGCAGGGCTGTACGGACAACACCTGTTCCCTGAAGGTGGACGTTATGTGACCATCGTTGAAGGTGAGTTCGATGCGTTGGCGGCATACCAGATGACAGGCAGTCAGTATCCTGTTGTCAGTGTACGCAACGGTGCTACGTCTGCGGCGAAGGACTGCCGTCTCTTTTACGACTGGCTCAACAGCTTTGAGAACGTGGTTATTTGTTTTGATGCTGACGAACCGGGGCAGAAGGCCGCCAAGGAATGTGCTGATCTGTTCGGTAACAAGGCCAAGATTGTTAAGCACACCAACGGTTACAAGGATGCGTGTGACTACCTGATCAACAACCAAGCTGACGCTTACACCAAAGCCTTCTGGTCAGCACAGCCGTACACACCTGAAGGTATCGTTGGTGCCGGTGAGTTGCGTGAGCTGATCAAGAAGCCACTGACAAAGGCCAAGGTGCAGTACCCTTTCGAGGGACTAAACAAACACCTGTACGGCATACGCATGGCTGAGCTGGTGACGATCTGTGCTGGCTCTGGTCTGGGTAAGAGTACGTTACTGCGTGAGATAGTCAGCTCCATCATGGCTCAGTCCGAAGACAACCTTGGATTGATGTTCCTTGAGGAGACGCCTGAGCGTACCATGCGTGGCCTTGTAGGGCTGGAGTTGAACAAGCCTATCCACTTACCAGACTGTGAGTATGATGACACCGACATCGATCTGGTGTACGATACAATGGACTATGAGAACCGTGTCTACCTGTGGGAACACTTCGGTAGTAACGAGATTGAAAACGTACTAGGACGTATGCGATACTTTGTTAAGGTACTGGGGGTAAGGTACATCGTGCTGGATCACGTATCAATACTGGTGTCCGATCAAAGTAACGGGGATGAACGCCGAGCACTGGACATGATCATGACTAAACTGCGAACCTTTGTGCAGGAGATGAACATCTGTATGTTTCTGGTCAGTCACCTACGACGACCGGAAGGCAAGCAGTTGGAGGATGGTGCTGTCACCAGTCTGGGTATGCTACGTGGCTCTGCGTCGATTGCACAGCTATCTGATGCAGTCATTGGTGCAGAACGTAACAGTCAGGCTGACGATCCCATTGTCAAGAACACGACCGTGCTGCGTGTGTTGAAGAACCGATACACTGGTAAGACAGGCAAGGCGTGTGAGGTGTTCTACAACGAAGCGACAGGACGACTGACACAACGAGAAGAAACCAAGGAGAAAGTTTTGTGAGATGTATAGCGTGTGACGTAGAGCTGACTGACTACGAGGCAACGAGGAGGTATGCTGTTAGCCAAGAGTTTGTAGACTTGTGCAACAGATGCTTGTCTGTTAGTCTAGACGACGGTGACGTTGTTGATCGAGCAGATCTGCGTACACTTGCTGACTTAGAGGAGACTATTTACCATGAGCAAGATTGGGAATTGGATATTGGAACAGGAACAGTTGATGGTGACACACGAGACCTTTGGTGACCCACAACAAGACAAACTTAACGAGGCGTACCGTGAATATATGTTACTTGGATATCGAAACAAGCTTGGATCACTCAACGATCTGGTGTGCAGTAACGAGTACGACGACAGGTATTCAAGTCCACACTACAGCCGATACTTTGCGGAGAGTGTTGAATGAAGCAGACAAAATCATCGGACACAACCTTATTGGTTTCGATTGTCACGTTCTCGATCGTGTTTGGGACATACGTATTACTCGGGATCGCGTTGTTGACACTCTTTACCTCTCCCGCCTGTACAACCCCAGCCAAGACGGAGGGCACTCTCTGCGTAACTGGGGCACAATACTTGGAGGAACAGGAAAACTAGACTTCACCGACTACGACGGCGGACTGACTGATGAGATGATCGAGTACTGTATCGCTGACGTTAACTTGACTGAGCGTGTACACCAGTGGCTAGAGTTACAACTATCTGCCGAGGGATTCTCTCAACAGTCCATCGATCTTGAGCACCGTGTTGGTTGGATCTTGACTGAGCAGGAGCGTAACGGGTTCAAGCTTGACATACCTTTTGCTCACTCGTTGATGATGGATCTGATGTTTGAGATGAACAGTATCGAAGCTGAGCTGCAAGAGATCTTCCCGCCTATCGTTGAAGAACGCTGGTCTGAGAAGACTGGTAAGCGGCTGAAGGACAAGGTAACAGTGTTCAATCCCGGATCACGCAAGCAGATAGCAGAGCGACTGAAGGGGCTGGGCGTGACGTTCAACAAGATGACCGAGAAAGGTAACATCATCGTTGACGAGAAGGTACTTGAAGGTATTGACAGACCAGAAGCTAAGGCTGTTGCACGTTACATGATGCTACAGAAACGCGTGGCTCAGATTGATTCATGGTTGGGAGCAGTCAAGGATGACGGCAGAGTGCATGGTAGGGTCATCACCAACGGTGCTGTGACTGGGCGTATGACACACCAAAGTCCTAACATGGCTCAGGTTCCTGCCGTGTCTGCGCCGTTCGGTACTGAGTGCCGTCAGTGTTGGACAGTAGACGAAGGTAACGTATTGGTTGGCATTGACGCCAGCGGTTTAGAGCTACGTATGTTAGCTCACTACATGGATGACGAAGACTATACAAATGAAATCCTCAATGGCGATATTCATACAGCTAATCAACGAGCAGCGGGACTTGAGACACGATCTCTTGCGAAGACATTCATATATGCGTTTCTGTATGGAGCCGGAGATGCTAAGATCGGAGCTATCGTCGGAGGAAATAGTCATACTGGAAGAAGGCTTAAAGAAAGATTTCTTTCTAACACGCCAGCTCTTGAAAGACTTAGAGGAGACACTAACGGAGAGGCTGAATCAGGCGTACTTGTTGGCCTTGACGGACGAAAGCTCAGGGTTCGATCGCAACACGCCGCTTTGAATACGAAATTGCAGGGAGCTGGGGCTTGCGTTATGAAACAAGCGGTGGTACACTTAGCTGACAAGCTACGAAACATTCCACACAAATTTGTTGCCAACGTACATGACGAGTGGCAGATAGAAACACCAGCACACTATGCTGATACAGTCGGACGTATCGGTGTACGTGCAATCAGAATCGCCGGTGAGACATTAAACCTACGGTGTCCCTTAGACGGCGAGTATAGAGTAGGTAACAATTGGGCTGAAACTCACTAGGAGAAACTTATGGCTACAGCTAAACCACAACCCATCACTGTACGCGGTACAATTTACTGGTGTGAGCGTAACAAACTCAACAAGTTCAGTAACAAGTATCAAGTCCAGCTAGGTAACCTCAGCGAGAAAGCTGTTGAGGCTATCGAAGACATGGGTATTGCACCGAGCAACAAAGGTGACGAGCGGGAGTTCTTCATTACGATGAAGTCTAACAACCCTATGCGATTGACAGATGAGAACGGTGTCGAGATACCGGAGGATGTGTTGATTGCTAACGGTTCCGAAGCCGTCGCTGTTGTTGGTTACTACGATTGGTCTGTTGGTACTGGACGTTCACCGTCTATGATCAAGATGAAAGTAACTAACCTCATCGAGTACACTGACAACGCCGTCTCAGAAGAAGCTGCGTTGTGATACTCGTTGATGGTGACATTGTAGCTTATCGCTGTGCGTTCAAGTGCAATGATGAGTCAGAAAAGACTGCCTGTTATACTACGGGCAGTTTCTTATCTGATCTGATCAGTCATCTTTACACACTGATAGATGGCGAACCAGACTACAAAGTCTACCTGACAGGTAAAGGTAACTTCAGACACGACATCGCTGTGACTGAGCCTTACAAGGGTAACCGTAAGGAAAAGGAAAAGCCTGTACACTTGGAAGCAATACGACAGTACTTGATCAAAGACTGGAACGCAGTGGTATCTGAGGGTGAGGAAGCTGATGACTTGATTGCTATCGACGCTACCGCTATCCCTGACAGTATCATTGTCAGCCTTGACAAGGACTTCAACCAAGTGCCGGGCAAGCACTACAACTTTAACAAGCAAGATTTGTACAACGTCTCTGAGGATGAAGGGCTGCTGTTCTTCTACCGTCAGATCATCATGGGTGACAAGGCCGATAACATCGTAGGAGTACATGGTATTGGTGAGAAGAAATCACAGAAATTACTTGAAGATCTGTCAGAGATTGATATGTACAACAAGTGCATTGAGTTGTTAGACAGCGAAGAACGTGTCATCGAAAACGCTAGACTGTTATGGCTACGTCGTGAGCCTGATCAACTATGGGAGCCTCCTGTTGAAGAGAAGTAAAAGGAACATACCGAAAGGTTATGATAGCTGGTTTGAGTATGATCTTCACAAGAAGTTCAAGCGTTGTGCTTACCACGGTGAGACGTTAACGTACACGCAAGTGAAGACATACGAGCCTGACTTCATCTACCAGAACGGTCAGTACACAATTTACATCGAAGCAAAAGGAAGGTTCCGTGACCGCGCAGAAGCGAGGAAATATGTTGACATCAGCAACTGCCTTGGCGAGAAGGAGGAGTTGGTATTTGTCTTCCAGAACCCAAGGACAGCAATGCCCGGAGCAAGACGTAGAAGTGACGGGACTAGATACACCATGCAAGAGTGGGCAGAGAAGCAAGGTTTCACATGGTACACACCAGAGACCTGCCCTGCCGGATGGAGTAAGAAATGAAGAGACATCTAGTAATACCTGATACACAAGTAAAACCTGACAGCAACACAGACCATCTGTACTGGGCTGGACGCTACGCCGCAGCAACTAAACCTGACGTTATTATTCATCTGGGGGATCACTGGGATATGCCAAGTCTCAGTAGCTATGACGTTGGGAAGAAGTCGTTTGAGGGTAGACGTTACACCAAGGACATCGATGCTGGCATTGACGCAATGAAACGATTCATGGAGCCTATCATCAAAGAGAGACAACGACTGAAGCGTAACAAGCATAAGACTTGGAAGCCTCGGATGGTGTTCTTGTTGGGCAACCATGAGCAACGCATTGAACGTGCCATTGAATCTGATGCCAAGCTCGAAGGTCTCATGTCATACGATCACTTCATGTTGGAGAAGATGGGATGGGAAGTCGTACCGTTCCTTGAACCTATCATCGTTGACGGTGTTGCCTACTGTCACTACTTTACCAGCGGCGTTATGGGTAGACCTGTTACGTGTGCAAAGCTGATGTTGCAGAAGAAGTTTATGTCCTGCATCATGGGTCACGTACAGGACAGGGACATTGCCTACGCTCGTAAGGCTGACGGGACTAACATTACTGGATTGTTTGCTGGTATTTTTTATCAACACGATGAAGACTATCTAACGCCACAAACAAACGGTAGTTGGTCTGGGATATGGATGCTCAACGAGGTAAACAAAGGATCGTTTGATGAGCTGCCTGTTAGTATGAATTATCTTAGGAGAAAATACGGATGAGTATAGACGATGCAAGTCCAGAAGATTGGGACAGAGCGTACAAGAGACAAGTGGGCGGAAACCATTATTCACGTTATAACATTCAACCTATCGATTTTATTATTGATAATAATCTTGACTGGTGTGAGGCTAACGTGGTAAAGTACATCACTCGCTGGAGAGACAAGAATGGCATTGAAGATCTACGCAAAGCAATGCACTACATTCAACTGCTTATCGAGCGCGAGAGTTCAACGTGAAAAAACTTACCGTACTGCTACTGTTACTAACCGGGTGCGTTACTCAGGAAGAAGACGACCGCATCTGTCTTGACTACGATACAATCTCATATCAGATGGAAGAGTGTACACCTTTGTATGGTCAGCTCATCTGCTATGACAAGATTAAGACAACAGTATTCTGTACACTGTACCAAGAGGAGAATTAATGGACGCTTATCAACAATACATTCACAAGTCACGCTATGCTAGATACCTACCAGAAGAGCAGAGACGTGAGACGTGGGAAGAAACAATCTATCGATATCTAAACTACTGGGTAGACCGAGTAGAGCTTAACGACTTTGAACAGTCAGAGATCTTTCAGGCTATCCACGACTTAGATGTTATGCCTTCAATGCGAGCACTGATGACAGCTGGTGACGCACTCGACCGTGACAACGTAGCTGGTTTCAACTGTAGCTACTTACCTATCGATCATCCCAAAGCTTTTGACGAGATGATGTACGTACTTATGTGTGGTACTGGTGTTGGCTTTAGTGTTGAACGTCAATACATTTCTAAACTACCAGAAGTAGCAGAGGACTTCCATGAAACCGATACCGTTATACACGTCGCTGACTCAAAAATTGGATGGGCAAAAGCGTACCGAGAACTTATTAGCTTGCTCTATTCAGGTCAACTTCCAAAGTGGGACATCAGTGGAGTACGTGCTGCGGGGTCACCCCTTAAGACTTTCGGCGGTAGAGCAAGTGGTCCAGAGCCTCTTGTCGATCTGTTTGCCTTTACCGTTGAGGTCTTTCGGCAAGCTGCTGGAAGAAAGCTTAGCTCCATCGAATGCCATGATATCTGCTGTAAAATTGCACAAATCGTTGTCGTCGGTGGCGTCAGGCGAAGTGCTCTCATCAGTCTATCTAACCTCACTGACGACAGAATCAGACGAGCTAAGTCAGGACAGTGGTGGCAAGACAACCCACAACGAGGACTAGCCAACAACAGCGCGTGTTACACAGAGAAGCCAGACTTTGAGGCGTTTTTAAATGAGTGGAAAAGTTTATACGAGTCCCGCTCCGGAGAACGAGGTATGTTCTCTAGAGTCGCAAGTCAACGACAAGCTGCAAAAAATGAGCGACGAGATGCTACCTATGATTTTGGAACTAATCCATGCAGTGAGATCATCCTCAGACCCTACCAGTTCTGTAATCTTTCGGAAGTTGTTGTCCGGCAAACCGATAGTCTCGAAGACCTGTCAAGAAAAGTACGTATTGCAACTATCCTTGGGACTCTTCAAGCAACACTAACCGACTTCCGTTACCTGCGCAAGGTATGGCAGAACAACACAGAGGAAGAAGCACTCTTAGGTGTATCATTAACAGGCATCATGGATCATCCAGTGTTGTCAGGGAGGGAGAACAGTGAGAAACTCAAGGACTGGCTGGTCGCTCTCAAAGAGACAGCGATTAGTACTAATGCGGAATGGTCTGGAAGGCTTGGTATTAATCTTAGTACTGCCATTACTGCTATTAAACCTTCCGGTACTGTTAGTCAGTTGGTTGATTCTGCTAGTGGTATCCACCCTCGATACTCGGATCAGTACATTAGACGAGTTAGAGCGGATGCGAGAGACCCCCTCTGCCAAGTCCTCGAAGCCTCCGGAGTTCCCGTAGAGGACGATGTAATGTCACCCAGTACCAAGGTATTCAGCTTCCCTATAAAGTCTCCTGACGGGGCTGTGACGGCCTCTGAGATGGGTGCAATGGAGCAGTTAGAACTATGGGAGATCTATCAGGACTACTGGTGTGAACATAAACCATCGATGACGTGTTACTACCGTGACGATGAGTTCTTAGAAGTAGGTCAGTGGTTGTACAACAAGTTCGATAAGATCAGTGGTGTGTCGTTCTTACCGTACAGCGAGCACACATACCAACAAGCACCTTATGAGCCTGTTGATTTAGAGACCTATGAGAAACTGAAGGCAGAGTTCCCAGAGACTATTGATTGGAACATCTCTGAAAACTCTGACATGACTGAAGGATCACAGACGTTAGCCTGTACTGGTAACAATTGTGAGATCTAGTCCTCAGTAAGCAGACGCTCTCTGCCTAGTTGTTCTTGAAGTACCGGAGACATTCGGATAATACGATCAATAGTAGCTAGGCCGGGAGTGTATGTTTGTGTTGTTCTTAACAAAGGATCAACATCACCCTCAGTTAACATTCTGCTTATACCTGTTGAAGCCTTAGCTGCCGCTTGTAAAGGTGCAGGAGTAACGCTAATAGGATCTCCACCATATTCTTGAGCGCGTATATTAACTACACCACTAGTTATATTAGACGCTAATTGATTCATTGTTGCATTAGCAATACCTTCAGGAGTAAAAACATCCTCAATATATTTATCGTTAGTAAAATCTAAAGTTTTACGAGCGTCGTCCCAAATACCAGCAACAACACCAAACAACGCAGTATATTTAGCACTGTTTAACATTGCAGCTTTAGCTGCTTCCGCTCCTTGTTTAGTATTAAGTCCTTTGTCTTGAGCTTTTAAAATATTTAATCCAACTTCAGTACGTAAGTTATTCATTTGTCTGTTCATATAAGACAACATACTATACATAACTCTAAAGTTAGGATTTTCATTGTACGATCTAGGCATAGCACTGGCACTGACAGGTTGCCATTTGTTTAATGAAGCACCTGCAAAGTTAACTACCCAAGGATTAGATACTTTCCCTTCTTTTAAAGCTTCAACAGTTTTGTTAAACTCAGAATCTGATAAGCCTCGCATACCGGGGTGATCACGTAACTTCTGTAGTGCTTTGTCAGTTCCTTTCTTAGCAAGGTTCATTCCTCTTTTTATAGATGAGTTAACAAGAATTTCTTGTCCCATTCTGTTTATATCACGAACCCCTGAAAACGTATAAGCAGCTTCTCCAACTTTATCAATAACTCTTGCTGCTGCTTTAGGTAACTTTGCATATCTTGCAGTTTCTAAACTATCTTCAAATGTTTTTTCAGCGGCGTTTTGAACTTCACCCATGTAATTATTCAAACCTAACTGCTTGTTTGATAGCCACTTACGTCCCTCTATTGCCCCAAACTCTCTATTAAAAGTAGCTAGCACCGCTTTGGGTATTGTTTGAAACCAAGCCTGAAAACCGTTTTGATAAACAGGAGAGTTAAAGCCTTCAACGAAGTTTAAAACAGCGTTCATAGGATTGGCTAACAGAGCTGCTGATATTGCTCTACGTGATATAGCACCGACAGCATCACCTCCAGTCTTAGAAGATATTAAAACACTTCGTAAAGCATCTCTTAAATTATCAGCAACAGCGGAAGGATCAGATACGTTACCTTGTTTTGCGGCTTGAGAACGAGCTTCGTCTCTTACTTTTTTAATAACAAACTCTAATCTAGACATCGGCTTAGTGTTATTAATGATAAGCTTTCTAGCTTCGTCTTCATACTTAGACATATCTAAATTAAAGCGCCTAGCTACAGCACGAGCAGCAGATACGTCTTTAGCCATGTTTTTTAAAGCCTGTAGTGGGCTGTCATAGTCAGATACTTTAGTAACACCTGATGTACCAGCAATGTTTATTGTCGGCATATAGTCGTCAAACTTATCATAAGGTACAAAGTCTAACTCTCGTAAAACTTTTGACTCTAACTCTAAAATATCTACAGCTTTTTTTTGTTCGTCTGTTTTTGCAAAACGTCTTGCCATATCAAATGTTGTTCTATTGGGCTGGTCAATAGTTTTGTTCATTCGTAAAAACAAACTTTTAAAAGCAGAATCGTTTTCAAACAGCTTATCGATGAATGAAAAGTTATCTTCAAACATTACATCAATATCGTTAAGCTCTGAACGAACCATTGTTTCAGAGTCTTCTACAAGCCTAGCCGCTCTAACGCCTACATTTTTTTCAACCCATTCCTTTTCACCTAAAAGCAACGATCCTCTAAGCCTGCTTCCTTTCTTGGGATTTTCGTGGACACTATCAGGAGAAACGTCATCATCTACTACTGATGTTGACTTACGAGTATGTGTGCTGGGATCAAGATCTCCTGTACCAGAAGAGGCTCTTCCTCTGTTAACAAAACCTTCAGCCCCGCCTATATCTACCGGCTTGTCTTCTCTTTCTACAACTTTACGTAAAGGCTGTTCAGTTATTTCATCTGCGCCTTTTGTTAAAAAACGACCAGCAGCACCGCCCAAAGCACCACCAAGACCAGCACCTAAAGCAGCACTTGATAAACGCTCTTCGTCTTCTCCTGCTAAAAATCCGTATGCAGCGCCTTCAGCAGCGCCTAGTCCAGCGGCTTGTGCCGTTCGTGCAGCTTTACTAGTACCTTGGCTAAGTTTTGCCAGTCCTGCGCCGGGGATAAACAAAGCTCCTATTAAACCAGCACCAGTAATAGCACCGGACATTAAAGGATTGTCTTGTTCAAATGCAGACAATTCCGCTCTAGACTGACCAATAGCATCAGCCCAGTTTTCTGCTTCTCCCACAAGCAAACGAATAGTGGCGTCTAACTCATCACCCGCACCAACAGCAGACTCAACAAAATCTACAATTCCTGATCGAACAGCACTGTAATCTTCTGTTGTTTCTTCAGGGTCTCGTTCATACCAAGGAACGTATGCAGAATCAGGTATAGATTCTTCACTGCCATACTCGTACCATTCTTTAGCCATGCTTAACCTCAATCAAAAAGAAGATTAATAATAGTGCCTTTGTCAGCGCCTAAACGCTGCAAACTTCTAGATATTTGAGCATCTGACTGACCCCTCTCTCTTGCAGCATCTACCGCTTCTTGAGAAATCGGGTTTAAAAACGTAGGCTTTTCTTCGACTGCCTCTTCTTCTGTTATTTCTTCACCACGAAGAACGGATAATTGTCTACGTCTCGCTGTCAACGCAGAAGAATGAACATCGTTTAATTTTTCTTGTTCTTCCTGTGCGGCAGATCTCTGTATTTCTTGTTTTTGTGTTTTATTAAGCTCATCAAATTCTTTACCATACTTTTGTATAGCTAATGTATTTTGAGTGGCTATAATATCATTTCTGTTAGGAGTTCCGGGACCGTCTGCCATAAGATCAGAAATTTCACTTTCAAGACTTGCTATAGTTCTTTGCTCAATAGCAACTTGAGTTCTTAAATAAGAATCAATATCATTAGCAGCGTCGTCAATTAATTTAGCAGCATCGTTTCTGGCTTTAGTATTAGTCCATGAACCACCAGATCTATACTGTTGTTGTGCCGCTTCTGCTCTAGATAGTTTTTGCTCAACCATTTCACTTATCTCATCAGGAAAATCTTCTAGTCTGTCTCTAACAGATTTCACGTTTCCTGTCATGTCATATGCATTTTCTGCTGCAATACGATCTCTTTCTTGTTTATCTAGTATACTGTTTTGTTGAATGGTTGAATATTTTTTAATTGCTTCAGCATCTGCTTCTGGAGCTTTTAACAAATTTTCCGTTAAAGTTTCTAAATTTTCTAAATCTTTAACAGCAAATATTTGTTGAGACACACGCCTGTTATTAGCATCTCTCACATCAAGATCTTCTTGTTTATTTAACTGACGAGCTTCAACAATAACATCTTCAAACATACCCTCAAAAGAAGTAAGATCTACATTAGGATTAGCTTCTTGTATTCTATTTTGTTCTTCTTTTAACTTGGCTAGTGTTTTTTGTTTGTCTTCAGTAGAAAGCTGTCTATTTCTTTGTACAGCTAAGGCAGCTGTTTTCAAATTATTCATTTGAGTTTTAACATCAATTTCTGTTCTAGTTTTTTTCTGTTGTCCAACAACAGCTCCTACTTTAGACAAAGAAGACCTAATTTCTTCTGCTTGTTGAGGGTTTTGTCGCATTAGTTCAGTATAAGAACCTAACGCTTCTTGATACATTTCAGGCGTAAGCTCTCCAGACAATGCCATTTGTTCCAGACCTAACAAACCAGACTGTAAAGAAGCTTGTTTTTCTTGTTCCCTACGCCGAGCAGGAGCAGAACCTACCTGTTGTGCAGCAGTAAACAACCCTTGAGTGTAGGCAGGTTGCGTAGCTGCTCTGACAAAATCTCTTCCAAATCTAGCCACGATTAGTCACCCCTTTTAAATAAATTACCAATAGATCCAAAGATACCTGCAAAGTTTGGATCAAGACCTAACACATCATCAAAGAATCCTCCGCCATACGAAGGCTGTCCTGTTCCTGCTCCTTGAGTTGCTCCAGATAATAAACCAGAACCTACTGTTCCCATCAAGTTAGCCTGACCTAGCGCCGATCCAAGCAGTGCATCAATACCTGATGCAGTCGCTTCACCAAACAAACCAGTACCGTACAACTGAGCTTGTTGTGCTTGAGCTGCCGCAGTCTGACCGGGCGTTAACGCACTCAACAACTGAGCTTGAGGAATGTAACTAGCACCAAGATACTGTTGTCCTAACTGCGCTTGTTGCATTTGTTCTGCCTGAGCTTGCTGCATAGCACCCAGCATTGCTCTGTTACGAGCTTCTTCTTGTGCTTGAGCCAACGCAAACTGCTCAGGTGCGCCTCCAAACTGTGAAGTACGTACACCAAGACGACCCTGAGCTGCCAAACGTTCTTCTAAGCCTAGCCTTTGACGCTCTTCTTCTGGAGCCATAGTAGATCGCATACGCTCAAAGATAGCTTGCTCACGGTCTGTTGTAGGCATTGCAGCTTGTCCAAAAAACTGACCAGCACCGCCAAACATCTGTTGTTGAAATGCTTGTTCTTCAGGTGACATAGTAAGCGTGTACTGTCCTTCAGGGCCAGCCATAAACTGACCACCAGTAGCACTCGTTACCGTGTACGGTCTAAACGCTGCTTGTTCTAGTTGAGTTTGAGCTAAGTTTCTACCTAACCTTAAACCTCTTCGGCCTACTTGACCTAAGTCGCCATAAGCTCCCGTTAAAAGACCAAGACCAGCTAACGAACGACCGCCAGTACCTGAAAAGAAGTTAAGAAGTTGCTGTAAAGGACTAGGATCTGTACCTTCTCCAGCCATCTCCATTACCTCGTCGGTTCCAATTATGTCGTCTGACATTGTTTTCTCCTAATTAAACTGTCTTGCCTATTAAGGCTTGTACATTAATTTCTTGTAGTGATAAAGCAGAGCCATTAATAGGGGCTTCTAGTCCAATAACTACAGTAGACCCATTACCTGTTGCATTTAAGTTTTTTTGAGTTGTTAACTCGCCGCCAGTAAACTCAGAAGATGTTGCTGGCGTTAGTGTTGATAAGTCGGTAAACGCACTACTAATATAAACGTAGTACTTATCCTCTGCCGTGTTGAAATAACTATCACCATCAAGCAAAGCGCCACCACCAGAGCCTGTTGTTGGTGCAGAAGCAAACTCACCTAAGTATTTATTTACTTCGTAATACCCTACTGTTCCGTCAGCAAATACCACACCATTACTATCTGAAGTAAAGCTTGAGCTAATGCTGTAACTAGACAACTCAGAATAACTAGGATATTCATTAACTCCAAAGTAAGCTGGTGTTTGATCACCTAATAACAGCTTTGTTGATCGATATGTTGTGTTAAAATCATAAGCAAACTTAATAAACAAAGAAGCAGTGTTAGATCCTATTAACGTAGGTTTGATTCTTTTTAGTAGCTTTAAACGACTAGGATCACCAAATGTTAAACTGGGGCTGTAGTACTTAAACAGGTAACTACTACCGTTATCGCTGTAAGTCGTGTACGAACCAATCCCGTCAGACGTGCCAACGTAAAGCGTACCGTTTTCTAAACGAGTGTAAGCAGTAAACACAGAA